CCAGGCGTAATTGCTATTACTTCAGCACAGGATAAACCTTTTGATTGGCGTGACTTACCCAATGGTGCAGTCCTTATTTATGATGAATGCCATGAACACCCTGCATTTTCAAAAGATGATCTTTTAAAGACTTATGAAATTGATGACTCGGAATACATTAGGGCTGTAGCTGAAATTAATATTGACCCTAATTTAAAGGTCAAAGAAAAAGAAGAGCTAGTACGCCAAGAAAAGAAAAAACAGGAAATGCGTTTAGAGAAAGCTAAGGAAGATATTAGAGATATCGGTAGATCGTTAACCCTTCATGGTCACTTTGGTATTGATATTTATTTTATTACTCAAAAACCATATTTATTAAATGCGTCTGTTAGGGCTTCATGTAATGAACACATAATTTTAAGACGTTTATTTAAACTTAAGGCGGCTACCATATATCAATTTGCTGAACTACAAGAGCAGTTCGGTTTATCGACTATGAAAAACGCATTAACTTGGAGGTTCTGGAAATATCCTAAGCAGTTATATAAATTCTATATTTCTGCTGAAGAGCATGAGTCATCAAAACAGATTCCTTTTCAATTGGTTTTCTGGTTATGTTTGCCACTTGTTATTTTTGGTTTTGCATTCAAAAACTCATTAAATTCACCTTTTTTTAATAAGTTTTTTGGTGGTGAAGAAGTTAAAAAAGAACAGATGTCTATGGCTGACCAACAAAAGCAACTCGATGCACAAGTTAAAGCTGCCAAAGAGGAACAGAATAAACCTGTTGATTGTAATGATTTAATGAACTCACACCTTGAGCAGTGCATAAAATACAACACAGAGCGTCAGAATCGCTTAAATCAGCAAGTTCAAGCTGCAACTGCTTATCCAGTATCTTATGATCCTAATGACCCTTACAGCGCGTCTGGTAACGCTCAGTACATTGCTACGGCTCAACCTGTTTTTGCGGGTTGCGTGAAATATAAGGGTAAATATTATGCATTCTCACAGCAAGGTACACGTCTTAATGTTCCTGCTTCAGATTGCAGACGTTTGATTGATGATGGTGATAGACCATTCAATTACTTTGCAAAACAGCAACAACAAAATCAACCTATGCAACAACCAGTACAGCAAGCGCCACAGGCTGTTCAGCAATTTGATGCTGAATTTGTCGCTAAGTATCAGGCAGCAAAACAGCAAGGTTTAATTTAAAAACCTTGCTGTTTGACTACAAAAACCGACTATTTGATGTAACGTAGATTTAGCAAAAAAGTGTCTTCAGGGGAATTGAGACACACCGCGTAAAACATTGAATTTTGTATACTTTTGCGTGTCTCAAGGCGTAGTCTAGACACTTTGACTCGAGGTCTTATTTATGGATTTAATTATTAGATTGGGTTTTGGATTTTTCTGTTTTCTTATACTTTTTACGATAGTTTCTGCTCCTTTTGCTAAACGCAAGTAATGAGCATTTTTTAGCGTCTGAAAGTTCGCATAATAGACACTAGATTATGTTACTAAGCCCCAGTGAGAAGATTATCCAGTCTCACGGGGCTTTTTAACATCAATCTGCATTATGCGAATCTTTGAAAGGTTGGGGGAGTCCACGTCTTCTAATGGTGGACTCTAGTCCGATATTTCGGAATTTTACTTCTCTTTGTACTCTTGCTGCCAAGCAATAACATCTTCTGGTTTTAAATCTTTTAAGTGTTTTGCAATTAGGGCATTGACGATATCGGCCTCATCAATCGGCAATCTTGTTTTTACAATAAAATCTATGTGTGTTTTTTGTATCAGTGACACATATTCGGTTTTAACTCTATACGTCTTTGACATTTCACGCGTCTCTAAACTCGTTGATTCTTATATTTTATCATTGTGACACTGTTGCATTGTCACAAGCAACTGTGATACAAATGCCACATACAGTCACATGCAACGGTGTCACACCATGTTGGATCATATTTGCATAAATGCGCCTTTTGAGTCCAGCTTCTACTCAGTAGATGCGGAAGGGCGTTATTTTTTTGTAGATATTGATCTGCATTCTATTGAGATTCCGCTTGCGTCTCGTTCTGTTCATAAGAATGACGATGGCTCAATTTCTGCTGCTGCGCTATTCCATCCGTTTGAGTCGGTTCCGACTCATTACACAGGTATGGCAATGAAAGTATTTTTTGATTCCAGTTTCGAACCTTTTGTACAGATCAAGGCTTCGCCTGCAAAGTTACTTCAAGGTCATAACGTCTTTGGAAGCGACAATATAGAGCAGGGTGCTATGGAAATGATCGGCTTCTTACATGAGGCGTATCCGCTTCTTGCAAGAATGCTAGATTGGCCTCGTGCATGGGTTTCACATATCGATGTGACTTACTCAGCACGATTGAAAGACCAGAACACGGCTAAAAAAGTTCTGGATTTCTTGAGTAATGTCAGTAATGGCCAGACTCGTTTGAGTAACAAGCGTTTCGACAGTTCAGTCTATTGGGGAGGTCAAACTTCAAGACTTGTGAATCACAAGTGTTATATGAAGCATGACGAATTTATTGCTCAATTTGAAGAGTATAAAATGCTCGCAAAGAAGAACGATAAAGCAGCTCAAAGAGTTGTCGATGTCATGTCCAATTCGGATTTGATTAACTGGACTGTCGGTCTTTTACGTTTCGAATCACGTTTAAAAAAACGTTGGCTTGAACGTAATGGAATTCCTACCAATCTCTTTGAATTAATTAATTTTCAACGTTCTAACCCTGATTTACTTCAAACACTCTGGAACAAAGCTACTCATAGCATTTTTGAAGCCTTGCGAGGTCAAACTATGAAATTAACAGACGATACAAGTGTACTTGAAACAATTGAACGCTCAGAAGTTGTAATGACCAAATCTGGCAAGGTTTCCCACACTAAAGTACGTAATTTATTCGCGATGTTTTGTCTTATCCGTGAAAAAGGATTTGATGAAATTAAAAATAATTACGGTAAGTCTCAGTTTTATAACCTAATTTCCCAATTGTGTGAATGTGGCTTTTCAAAGGCATATTTGCAAAACCTTCATGATGAGAAGGCATCAAACATCATTCCATTCGTAAAGCTCGTAGAAATCGACTTCAACCAACAATTGCCAAACTGGTATGAAGAGCCAGTTTCGCAGTTCAACTACAAAATCGCATAGGTGAGCAAATGAACAATTCACAACATCCAATTATGACAGTTACGGGCATCCGTAAATCCGCTGGCGATTTCAGTGACCAGACATCAGGTAAACAAATTACGTTTTCAAATACGGTCGTAACTGTACTGCAAGAATATTCAGCCAAAGAAAAAGAACAAGGCGCAATCGGTCTTAAATCGACTGACTACAAAATTAAAGGCGCTCAGTTCTTTAATGATTACATTCATCAGAAATTACCAGCCGAAGCTGCAATGATCTTTGATTGGGATTTCACAGGCAAAGCGCCAAAGGCTGTATTGGTATCGTTAGATTTTAGTGCGAAGAAAGCTATATAAAACAAAGTGTTAAATATACAATACTTCGTATAATGTATAATATGTAAATAAATCAATAACTTAGAATATATTTGATGTTAGCACAGGGGATATCTTAATGACAATACTAGTCTGGTATTTAGTATTAACTGGTTTAATTTCAAATGTTTACTTTATTGTTAAATATTTTACGTCACGACCATCTCGGATTATTAAGTAATGGCTTACCTGTGCGAAACAATACAAATAATAGACTCTGTTCAATACGGTGTCAGTTGTGTTGAGTCAGCTAGTTTACTCCAGTTGAGTAATGAAGCACGGGACGAGATTCTCAAGTACGTAATCAAGGTTTTTGCAATGGTGTTTATTGCAAGAAGAGTGCTTTCCATTTTCGATAGGAGATAAAACAATGGGAATCAATAAAAGTGTTGTAGGTATTGCTGTAGTAGCTGCTTTTGCTCTTGCTGCATCAACTGGTGTTTTTGCTTTAACTGCTGCCGATGTAAATACAGCAACTGCTGGCTCTGGTTCTGAAGAGACAATTAATGCTGGTTATTTATGGGCATTAGGTATTGCTGTTGTCATCTTTGGCGGTCGAAAACTCATTAGTATTTTCGGTCGTTAATTAGGGGACGCACATCATTATGAGTAATGAATCTTTGATGAATTGGATCATTGTCGTGGTGATGTGTGTCGCTTTATCGCGATTGCTTAAATGAATGTGGGGGTTCATTTATGCATTATTTTAGATATTTGATTTTTATAATAATAACGATTTTTTCTTGTTCGGTTTTTGCTGCTCAACCGTGGTTTTATTCAACATTATATGGTGAAAGTCTTGGCAGTTTTGATGCTGCCGTAGCTTGTGAACTTGTGGGTAAAAAACGTTGGGATACTTCAACAACTTCATATAGAACGTCTCAGATCGTCTCTGGTACTCAATGTAGTGTCTATTACATGAAAGGTACTCTGGGGCCTTACTCTGAACTTATGCCGGGTTTTACATCCAAGCTAAAAGAACCAACTAAATGTCCTGCATCTGGTTGGCCGATTCCTATTTATTTTGATCCAAATACCCCTGTGCCGTTGCGTACTTGCAGTAAAACTCCTGAAGGAAGTTATTGTATTACTGAATGGACTGGGGATAAGAATAGACCTATTGTTATTTCTGGTAGTCAGTATCAAAGCATTACTCATGCTTCTGTTAGTGAAATACCTAGTACATCGTGTACACCTGAATTTTCAAAGTCTTCATGTGACCCTAAAGACCCTTATGGCGGTTGTTATAAACCACCTGATGATGGTTGTAACCGTATGGCTGACGGTTCTATTTACTGTCCTGAAGGTACGCCACCACCTCCTATTCAATCGGGTTGTTCTAACAATGCAACTTATTGCGACATGCCGCCTACTGGTTGTGGCTCAAATTACGTGCCGGGCACATTTAACGGTAAACAAATCTGTGTAAAAAACAGTAATCCACCGCCTACAGACCCGATACCGCAACCACCTTCGGCATCAGAACCTCCGCCGATTGACCCTAACAATCCTCCACCAGCTTCGTCTCCACCTCCAGCTCTACCACCTGAGAGTAATACGATTTTGAGGTCGATTCTTGATGCTGTTAACGCTGTAAATAACAAACTGACTTGGGTTAAAGATGAGATTGTTAACTCTGTAAATAATGTTTCTCGTATTTTAGGTATAACTAATCAAAAGCTTGATACGGTTAATGAATCTGTAAAAGCCACAACGGCTGCTGTTAATGCAAATGGCGACAAAGTTAAAGCTGCTGTAGATGCCAATGCAACTACGGTAAAAACGGCTGTAGAAGCGAATACAGCGGCAACGAACAGTGTTAAATCTGCTGTAGATACGAATACCAATTCGACTGCTAACAAACTTAATGAAGTTGTTAATGCGATTAACAATAAGCCTGTCGGTGGTGGTGGAACTGCGGTCAATATGGGTCCTACAAATGACCTCTTAACAGATATTAAAAACTTTTTAACTGGTGGTGAGTTGCCACGTGATGAGCATGAAAAAATTGAGACCAAAGAATTAAATAATCAATCTTTTAATACTGGTCTTATCACTACTGGTGGGTCTGTTTGTCCTGACGATTATCCAATTAATTGGTCTACACCTTTCGGAACTATTAACAAATCTATCTCATTTGCGAATCTTTGCGCTCAATCTTCTTGGATTGGTTATCTAGTTTTAGCCTTTGCTTACATGATGGCAGCGGGCATTGTGGTGAGGGCTTAATATGCCAGCTTTAGGCCCTTTATTAGCTTGGTTTGCAAGCTACTTAATTTCTAGTCTTATTTTCCGACTTTTCGTTTCAACTGGCTTGTCGATCATTTCATTTTATTTTGTGAATGAACTTGTTTCGACTGCTAGAGACCAAGTCCAAAATGCATTTTTTGGGCTTCCTTCGTACATGCTTGCTTTCATCCAACTTTATAAGGTTGATCAAGCTATTTCAGTGGTTTTGTCTGCATACGCAATAGCCGCATATATAAAAACAGCACGTGTAGTCATCGGGCGCAGCGGATAGCGTGGCGGGGGTCGGTGGGATGTGCGCAAGCGCGTCCTGCCGCCCGCGCGACGCTGACGATGTGACAGAGGGGTAATAATTATGAGTATTGTAGTTTCTGCGCCAATTCGTACAGGAAAAACACTGTATTGCATGCAGGTCATAGATAAAATTTCAAAAAAAGAACCTCATAGAAGGATCTATACAAATATTATTGGTTGTACTTATCCAGGCGTAATTGCTATTACTTCAGCACAGGATAAACCTTTTGATTGGCGTGACTTACCCAATGGTGCAGTCCTTATTTATGATGAATGCCATGAACACCCTGCATTTTCAAAAGATGATCTT